ATGGACATGCGACTTTTCGAGCGGTTCTGCAAGCAAGCCGGGACGATGAGTATCCGGCGGATCCGCGAACTGGCAGATATTGTCCACCTGACAGACGAGCGAAAGGATGTCCTTCGGCGGATCGACAAGCGGGGCAGCGAGATCAAGGCCTGCCCGCTCTGCGGTGGGGACAAGCTGGTGAAGTGGGGAACGACCCGAACCGGATTGCTTCGCCTTCGATGCTGCAAATGCCTGCGGACGGCCTTGTAGCGAGACAGGCCATTGAGACCGTAAGGCGACATCCAGATTTACGAGGTGCCGTCTTGGCCTGATCGATTCTCCGGTGGGTGGTCTGCCGGGAGAGAACGATGGGTCGTCTCGAGAACGAGGCGCGGACGGCGATGACGGTGTTGCTGAAGCAGGGCCATTCCCAGAGCGCGGTGGCGCGGCTGCTGGGGGTGAGCGAGGGAGCGGTGCGGTATCACCGGCGGCGGGATGCGGCGGGAGCCGTGGATGGTCGAACGGTGCAGGTTGGCAAGGCGGCGGCGGTTGCCGAGGCGATCGCGCATTGGCGCAGCCAGCAGTCTGGCGGGAGGGTGAACCTGGCGGCGCTGCACGACTGGCTGAAGCGCGAGCATAGGTACGACGGCAGCCTGAAGTCAGTCCAGCGATACTGGAAGCGGACGTTTCCGGCACCGGCCATTCGGGCACGGCGGCGGGTCGAGACGCCGATGGGCGCGCAGGCGCAGGTGGACTGGGCCGAATATCCCGGCATGGTCATCGGCCGCGAGACGGTTGATCTCGTCGCGCTGGTGGTGACGCTGTCGTGGAGCCGCAAGCGTGCCGTGGTCTGGGCACGGTCCAAGGACATGCTTTCCTGGCAGGCCTGCCAAACCGCCTGTCTGCGGCGGCTCGGCGGAGTGCCGGCGGTGCTCAGGATCGACAACGTCAAGACGGCGATCGCCAAGGGTGCCGGGGCGTGGGGCACGATCAACGAGACCTACCGGCGCTATGCCGTGCAGATGCGCTTTCACATTGATGCCTGCCAGCCACGGCACCCCGAAGGGAAGGGCAAGGTCGAACGGGGCATCCGCGACAATCGCGACGCGCTTGATCCCTACGGCCAGGTATTCAACAGCCTCGAGGACCTGCAAACCTGGACTGATGCCGGGCTTGAAGAGCGCGCGATGCGCCTCCGCTGCCCCGCGACCGGCACCAGTGTCACTGACGCGTGGGAGCAGGAGCGCCGGCTGCTGACGCCGCTACCAGAACCGCTTTCCGAGCCGTTCGATATCGTCGTGCGCCGCCCGGTCGGTATGGACTGCATGGTCAACTTCGAGGGACGGCAGTACAGCGTGCCGTTCCGTTTCGTGCGACAGGAGGTCGAAGTCCGCGGCCTCGCCGGCCGGGTGCAGATGCTCAAGGACTGCGAGGTGATCGCCGAGCACCCACGTGGCACCGACAAGCTGATCTTGCGCGACGAGGCCCATTACGAGGGCGACGACACCGGGCGCGTCCGGGCGCCGCTGCCGCTCGGCCGGATGGGACGCCGGCTGCAGGAGATCGCCGCCGCCCAAGTCCAGCATCGCTCGCTCGACCTCTACGCCCGGCTGGCCGAGGTGGCACGATGACCGCGCCCCGGGTGAAGCTCGACATCGATGCGACGCGGCAGAAGCTGGCCGCCCTCGGCCTCGGCTACGCCATCGATGCGCTGGAGGGTCTGCTGTCCGAAGCGGTGCGGACCGAGATGCAGGCCCATGTCTTTCTCGACCGGTTGTTGGACGCCGAGCGATCCGGGCGGGAGGAGCGGCGTGTGCGCACGATGCTGAAGACTGCGAAGATCCCGACCGGCGTGACGCTGGAGACCTTCGACTTCGCGTTCCAGCCCGCCATCGAACGCTCCCGCATCGAGACGCTCGCCACCGGCACCTGGATCCGCAACTCGGAGGTGGTGCTGATGCAGGGTCCGCCCGGGGTCGGCAAGTCGCACCTGCTCTGTGGGCTCGGCATCCGGGCGATCCAGCTCGGCTTCTCGACCCAGTACTTCCGCTTCGACGAACTTCTGACCGCGCTGCGGGTAGACGCTCACCTGCCGCCAGCCCGACTGAGAAGCTGCAAGTACATGTCCAGCACGCTGCTGTTGGTCGACGAGATGGGCTACGACCCCATGAACCGTGAAGACGCCAGCCTGTTCTTCCGCCTCGTCAGCTACCGCTACGGCCGCGGTGCCATGATCATCACCACGAACAAGAGCATCCGCGACTGGACTGAGCTGCTGGCGGGGGACGAGGTTTTAGCCACTGCGATCCTCGACCGGCTGCTCCACCACGCCCACGTCCTGAATATCAAGGGCCGAAGCTACAGGCTCCGCGACCTTGAGGATGCCCTGAAGAGCTGACCGCAGCCCCGGGCGCGCGCTCTGACTCGTGGCGGTCAGCGCGCGCCCGAGGCCGCTCCGTTGCGCGACACCTCGTAACAATGGGTGTCGCGTTAGCTCGTAAAACTGGGTGTCGCTTGACAGGTGTTGGGCGGCGTCGGGTTGCGCCGGGTCGTTTTCCGGATCGGCGGCCGGATCGCTGGCGGGGTCACTAGTTTGCGCGCTGCCGGTTTTCGTGACGCGGCGCGGGTCGCTGTCGAGAACGAGGCCGAGGGCATCCAGCTTGGCGTTGGTCGCGGCGATCTCGGCCAGCACAGCGTCGGGGTTGCGGCCCTGCCTCGCGATCACCTCCGCCAGCGTCATGGTGCCCGACCGGATCGACAGCAGGTTTGCCATCGCGTCCTTCTGCGGATCGACCGCTTCGAACTTCGGCGGCGACCATTCGACTGGCACGTCGGGTGTCGGGATCTGGCCCGCCGCCCATGCCGCTTCGGTGAACCAGCGCCAGACAGGTGCGCAGAACATCGGGATGAACAGTTGCCATTGCACGGCGTCAATCTGGCGGCGGAACTCGACCAGCCCGGCCCGGATCGAGGAATAGTTGACCTGGCTGAGATCGCCGGTCAGCAACTCATAGGGCACCCGGAACCCGGCCGAGATCGTGTGCAGGCTGGCCCGCTTGTATTCACCATAGCCGCCGGTGGCCGACGGTTGGTTGAACCGGATGTCCTTGCCGCCGCGCGCGTAGGCGATCAGCCCCGGCTCGAACTGCTCGACCCGGTTGCCATCGGCATCGACAACGGTGGGTGCGATGCCTTGCTGGGATTCGTCATCGCCAAAGACGATGGCGGTGACACAGGCCTCGGTCTTCTTGCGGACCAGTTCAGCCACCTCGTAGTCGTCGAGGTCGCGCAAGGACCGTATCACCGGCGCGCCCCAGGGAACCCCGCGGGCCTGCGTGCGCTGCTTTTCATAGACATGGGCGATCTCGGTCGCGGGGACCGGGCGGCTGTCGAGCCCGCCCCGCAGCGCCCCATGTGCATCGCCGGGGTGTTCCGGGTGCAGCCAGTAGGCGCGGCGTTTGCCGACCGGGTCGAACTCGATGCCCTGCACGATGCGGCCTGCGCCGACGTTGCTGGACTTGGTCGCGTCGAGGAAATCGGCCTCCAGCACCTGCAATTGCAAAGGCACCGGCAAACCGTCCGACGACCGGCGCAACCTGCGCCGCACCAGAACCTCGCCTGCCTCGACCATCTCGCGGCAGATCAGCGTCTGCAGCCCGTAGAAATCCAGCTGGCCGTCCGCATCGCAATCCGCCGTCCAGCGTTCAAACAGCGCATCGACCTTTCGGTCCAGCTTGTCGTCGCCGCTGGCGGCCCGGGGCATGATGCCCGAACCGACGATGTTGTTCACCAGCACCGCCACCGCCTTCGCCGCATGCGGGTTGTTGCGAACAAGGTCGCGCATCCGGTCGCGCAGCAGCGCCCCGGCGACGCCGATTTCGGTGTCGGCCGAAGATCCCGGTGCCCGCCACCCGTCCGTCCGCCGCCCCTTGGACGCGCCGTCATATCCCCGCGTCAGGGTCTCGAAGGCCTGCCGAGCCAACACGCGCCGGGCGGCTGCGCGCGGGGCGAACGAGGCGATGGCATGGTCCATCCAGTTCGCGGGCATCAGCGATCCCCTCGGGAGAAGCCCGCTACCCCGGCCACAGGCAGCGGCCGGGTCGTCCCCGCGATGGCGCGTTCGATGGTCCTGATGCGGCCCAGCAGATCCTCAGCCGAGCCGTAGTCGACAGACTTGCCATCATAGCTGACCCGGGTCGTGCCGCTGGCATAGGCTCGGCGCAGCGCCGCCAACTCGGTTTCCGTCCAGTCGGTCATGTCAGAACCATCCTCCGCGTCGGCCAAGCCAGTCCGACTGCCGCTTTCCCTGGGGCGCGACTTGCGGTCGATTGACCCGCCCCGCACCATCGATTTCCGTTGGCGCCGCCCCGAGCTGATCCTCGAGGTCGCGCCATTTTTCGTCGGTCCAGCGGTCCGCGCCCGCGATCCAGGCGGCGGCGCGGGCATAGACCCGGCAATCCAGCGCCTCGTTGCGTTCGCGCAGCTTCTGCCATTCGAGCCGGGCGAAGCCGCGCTTGGTGCGCACCGTCACTAGCTGTTCGGCCACGAACTGCTTCAGCCATTCGTTCTCGACCCAATGCGGCAGATGCACCGAGCCGGGCGGAAACGCAGCCCCCTCGGCCGTGTCCTCCTCGGTCGGACGTTCCAGCCGCAGGAAGCGATAGGTCTCGGCCTTGAAGGTCGAGACCGCCACGGTCCAGAGGCGAGCCCCGCGCCGCAGACGTTTGCCGCCTTCGGTCGCATCGACAAATGTCGGCCCCGATACCGGGCTCGAACGGTTGAACCCTTCGACGCCTTTTACCGGCGATACCTGCCCAAACCCCTGTGCCCGCGACCAGGAATAGACCGCCGGGGCCTCATAGCCGGTGTCGATGGCCAGCCGCGCGATGCGCAGATGCGCGCCACGTTCATGTGGCCAGGACCTGTCCAGCAAGGCCGTCAGTTCCGACCATGCATCGTGCCGGTCGGGCCCGCCCTCGATCACGACGTGATCGACCAGCCAGCTTTCCAGCCCGCGACCCCAGGCCCAGACGTCGACCTCGATCCGGTCCTTCTGCACGTCGGCTCCGGCGGTCAGGAACAGCCCGCCCGCTGGCACCGTGCCGGATTTCCAGCGCTCGCGCCGGTCGAAAAGCCTTTGCCAGTCGGGGGCTTCCCCGGTTTCGACCCAAGTCTCACCAAGGATCGTGTTGCGAAACGCCTTGATCGCCTCGTCCGACCCTTGGGCTGCTTCCCATGACCGCACGATCCGCTCCCAACTCAGCCAGCCGATCGGCGAGTAGAGCGCCGAGAGGTGATACCCGACCTTGGTCGGATCGGCGGCGACGGACGTCGCCTGCCATTCGCCGCCCTCCAGCATGGCCGTTTTGTTGTGTTCACCGATGGGCTGATCACAGCCCTCACAGTGATATTCCACCGTTTCCGGCCGCCCCTTTTGCCAGCGCAGCCGGTCGAACTTCAGCCACTGCATCGCCCCGCAATGCGGGCACGGCACGAAGAACCGCCGCTGGTCGGACGCCTCGTATTCCCGTTCGATCCGGCTCAGACCCCGGATAGTGGGCGTCGAGACCAGGAACACCTTGCGCCGGTGGGCAAAGGTCAGCGACCGCGCCTCGGCCAGCGTCACCGGATCGCCTTCCTCGTCTGCCGAGGCCGGATAGGCGTCGACCTCGTCGAGGAAGATGTAGCGCGCCGGGGTGGACCGCAGTCCGACCGCCGAGTTCGCGCCGGTCATGATCAGGATGCCGCCTGCGAACTCCTTCGACAGCATCGTGTTGCCCGCGTCGCGGGACCGCGCGGGCTTCACCCGCTCGCGCAGCTCCGGGCTTTCGTCGATCAGCGGGTCGATCCGCTGGCGCGAGTTGCGTTTCGCCAGTTCCACTGTCGGCTGGACCGCCAGCATCGGCCCCGGCGCTTGGTGGATGGCAAAGCCGATCCAGTTGTTGCCTGCTTCGGTCGCGCCGACCTGCGCGGCCTTCATGAACACGATCCGCTGCGTGGGATCGCCGGGCGACAGTCGGTCCATGATCTCGCGCATGTAAGGCGTGCGCGCCGTCCGATATCGCCCCGGTTCCGCCGAAGCGCGGCCCGACAGCATCCGATGCTTGTCCGCCCATTGCGACACTGTCAGGTCGGGATCGGGTGTCAGCCCCGCGCCCCAGGTGCGCAGGATTTCCACCGCGCCGTCGAAATCCGTCAGGTCGTCGCCAGTTTCACCGGAAATCAGGCCGGACCTCGGCAAGCTCGTCGAGGTGGGCACGGACATGTTTTTCCAAGGCCTTCTGCATCGCGGCCGGTTCCACGCCCAGTTCCGCGGCCATCAAGGCCGACGACCGTGCAGGCCAGTTCACCCATGCGTCCCGCACCTCGCGCGCCAGTCGGAACACCAGCGACAGCGCCCGGGCCCGCTCGATCAATTCCCCCTTCAGCTTTTGCAGCCGGATCCGCCGCTCCTGTGCCTTCAGCACCTCGTTGGCGGTTTTCGCCTGCAGGTAGGTCGTGCCGCCGCCAACCACTGGCACTGCCAGACCCTGCTCGCGCAGAGTGTCGCCGACGGCGGCAACGGCCGCCTCGGGCACCGGCTTCAGCTTCGGTTCGGGCGGCTTCCGGGTCTTCGACGGGTCGGTCGTTTCCGCCCGACGCATATCGCTGGCATCGGCATGGATGCTGCCATCCGCGAACAGTACCAGTCGCTCGGCGGTCTTCGCCTTCTGGATCGCGCCCCGCGACAGCCCGACATGCGCGGCGTACTGGCGCTCGCTCATGCCCTGCATTGACGGCTCCAATTATCATTCAAGATCATGCGCTTATCTCGTTGATAAGCTTCGCGGACAGAGCGAACGTCCTTTCAGAAGGACGATGCAACTCACTTGGGAGCCACCGAAATGACCCGCCGCGCACAAGACAACACGAAAGCCCTCGACGCCTTCATCGGCAAGAAGGCCGAGATCGACGCGATGCTCGCCCGACTTCAGGCGCTCAGCGACGACCATTTCAACTTCGATCCAGACGCGGTCAATTGGGGCAGCGTCGGCTCGATCAGCAGCGTCGCCAGCGACCTCCGGAAGATCACCGATTTCCTTTTCGGCGAGGGCGAACACGCCGAGTAACCCAGCCAGCCATCGCGCAAGCCCCGCACTGCGGGGCTTGGCCTCGTAGAAGGGCCCGCATCCCGCGCGCCCCGACACGGAGACGATGATGACCCAGCTTTCCGATACCCAAGCCTTGATCCTGAGCGCCGCCGCCCAACGGCCCGAGCGCATCGCAATGCCGCTGCCCGAGAGCCTGCGCGGTGGGGCCGCCGCCAAGGTGGTCGGCGCGATGATCGCCAAGGGGCTCCTGCAGGAGGTCGATGCCGACCTGCGAAAGGGCGAACCGATGTGGCGCGAAACCGGCGATGGCCACGGCGTTACGCTGGTCGCCACCGACGCGGGCCTCGCCGCCATCGGCGTCGAGCTTGAAGGCGCGAACAGCGCACCTGTGGGCGCGACGGACGCGCGGACAGTGGAAGCCGCGCCCGAGACCCCCAGCCAACCAGACGCCGCGCCCAAGGCGCGCACCCCGCGCGAGGGTACCAAGCAGGCCACGCTGATCGCCATGCTGAGCGTGCCGGACGGCGCGACCATCGAGGAAATCATGGCGGCGACTGGCTGGCAGTCGCACACGGTGCGCGGCGCGATGGCCGGGGCGCTGAAGAAGAAACTCGGGCTCGAGGTGACCTCGGAGAAGGTCGAGGGGCGCGGAAGGATCTATCGACTGCCCCCAGACTGATAGGTTTGCCGTCCAAGACACCATCGCCGCCGTCCCATCAGGGGCGGCGGCGTACGCTTTTCAGAGTGAGACCTTCCAATAGTCGAGCACTTTCCTGACTTCCTCGCGAGGATAGTGCGGACCGGCCGATGCCAAATCCGCGCGGATCGCAGCCTTTCTTCGGTCAGCAGCTTCTTTGATCCGTCCTGAGAACTTTGCCATCCCTAGCGGAGTAGAAGCCCTGTCGGGTTTGGGCCAACTCTCCGGATAAGCGTCCCAGCCAGACCATTCCGCTACTTGCGCTGCGATTTCCGCGACCTCGTCGTGGTCACAAGACCAACCGTAGAGTTGCAGCGCACAGACGCGTAGCATCATTTTCACCTCGGGCATGACGTCTGTGAATGCCTTCAGCGGCGTAGGGAGCAAAACCATGTTCGCCACACAGGAAAAGAAACGTCGATCCTGCACTACGGCATTGCTGATTTGGTAGGCGGCATCATCCACCCCCCAGATATGGCAGCAAGACCAGTTCGGCCTTTCAACAGCGCGAAGGCCCAAAGCAAGCGTCAGAGCCTTGTTTGCGTGGATGTTTCCTTCGAATTTATGGATAATCGCTCCCGTCTGACGATTGCGATTCATTTGCGGCTCTGACCAGGACGCCTTGTAGAAGAGGCCACGCCGCGCGTGTTCGGGATACCAGACCGGAAGATACTCGAACGTCTTTGGGTCGACCCACTGCGCTGTTCTCTCGATCAACCGCATTACCTCCGCGAGGCCGAGTTCGCGTCGCAAGGCCTCAAGTCCGTCCGGAAGCGAGTCTGGGTTTGATTTTCCTTCGTTTAGGTTGTTCAGCAATTCAATCACAGCCCCAGATCTCTGGGTGGCAAGATAACAGGCCACCATCCCCAACTTGGAGAAACCATAGGATCTGAACAGCGTAGCGACAACTTCGAAACCGCCCAGCGATGTTCGAACTACCGCTGGCGTCCCTTGTCCGCCGCGAACCGGAAGGCCTCGAACAGCCGCCGCAGGACGTAGGATCGCGCGATGCTGACCACCGTGAACACCGCGCCCATCTTCAGGTTCTGAGCCAGCGTCGTGTGCAGCCCGAAGACCGGGAAGATCAGGATCTGCGTTGCCACCGCGACGCCGTAGCCGACGATTACATTGGCGATCGACTCGACCAGCGACATGAGGCGCGACTGCTTCATGCCGCCACCTCATCCATCGGCCAGCAATTCAGCCGCGAGAGTTCGCAGCGCATGCGCCGCAACCAAGGGGACCACGCCGTTGCCACAGAGGCGAAGCCGGTCCACCCGGTGGGCCAGCCCATCAGCGCCTCGACGAACAGCGGGTTCAAGGTCCGGCGCGCATCGGAGGTATCGCTCCCAGCCATCGGCGTCGCCAGGGCCTGGCGGCCAAGCAGGCCGTTCACCGGCGTGTTCGCCAGTGTCGTCGCCCCGTCCTTGTGATCCCGCGCAGTCGGCGTCATCCACATCTGGCTGGCGTGGGTCAAGTCCGCCGTCCGCCGATTGCCCGCGCTCGGCTTGCAGCCATCGTTCGCCATCGGCGTCGGCCAGTCCCGCGCCATCCGGTCCAGACCTTTCTCGTCCTTCCGCTCGCCACCCCGGCTGCGGAAACTGTCGATCTGCGGCGTCGGCCAAAGTGTGGCCGTCGTCGCGAGGTTCATCCCGTGCTTGCCCGCTTCCTGCGAGGGGGTCGGCTTCGTCTGCCGGTTCTCGTTGGCACTGGCCCGCGGCGTCGGCCAGAGCCGCAGCAGTTCCGTCCGGTTCCCGCCACTCGAGCGGGTGCCAGAGCAGGCGCGCGGGGTCGGCCAACTCGTCTCCCTCGCGGATGGCGAGGATAAAGAGCCGTTCACGCCGGTGGGGCGCGCCGACTTCCGCCGCCGTGAAGAGGCCTGCCGCAAGCTTGTAGCCCATGCCGACCAGTCCGCCGGCGACTTCGGGGAAGCCGAGGCGGAGATGATGGGCGACATTCTCGAGAAAGACGAAGGGCGGCTCGACCTCGCTGATGATGCGGGCGACGTGAGGCCAGAGGTGGCGAGGATCCTCGCTGCCGAGCCGTCGGCCTGCGACCGAGAACGGCTGGCACGGATATCCAGCAGTGATGATGTCCACCGCGCCGCGCCACGGGCGGCCGTCGAAGGTTCCAACGTCGTCCCAGACAAAAGCCTGATCCAGGGACGCATCTTCCATCCGCGCCACGAGAGTGGCTGCGGCGTAGGTTTCCCGTTCGACATGGCCCACAGCACGATATCCGGGGATGGCGATGGCGAGCCCGAGGTCGAGCCCGCCAGCACCAGAGCAGAGGGACAGACCGAAGAGGCATGCGTCTGCCGATCCGGAAGGGCGTCCGGAGGAAGGTAAAGCCAGGTCATGCATGCCTCAGGCTGCGGATTTGCGTTTGCGGGTCGGTTCGGGATCGGCGTTTGCGTCCGGCGTTTCGGTCGGGGGTTCCGCGTCGTCGCCCAGCCGTTCACCCTTCACCGCCGCAAAAGTCCGACCATCACCATCAAGGATCGCGTCGCGGCCAGTTTCAGCCTGCCATCGCTCCACAGCAACATCGATGTAAGCCGGGCTGATCTCCATCGCGAAGACCCGGCGACCATTGGCCTCGCCCGCCATGATCTGCGAGCCGGACCCGCAGAACGGCTCGTAGCAAAGCCCGCCGCGTGCCACATGCTGGCGCATCGGGATCCCGAAGGCGTCCAGCGGCTTTGGCGTCGGGTGGTCGGGCCGGTCATCCTTGGCGAAGCTGGGCAGCGCCCATGTTGATGGCAGCGTTTCTTCAGCCACCTTCGGCGGCCGGTTCGGACGGCGCCAACCCATGAAGCAGGGCTCGTGTTTCCAAAGGTAATGCGACCGGGTCAGAACCCCGCGGTCCTTCACCCAGATGATCTGTTGATGGACGAAGGCCCCGGCCTTTTCCCAGCAGGCTTCCAGCATCGCCTGGCGGCGTGACGCGTGCCAGCAATACCACGCAGCATTTTCGGCGATGGCTTCCGCGACGGCGGCTGCGATGAAGCCGTCGTAGAGTTCGGCACCCTGCGAACTGTCATCCCAGGTCGTGCCGTAGGACGCCGACCAATCCTTGTTGCGCGTCGGGTGGTTCGAGCCGTCATAGTCCACAAGATACGGCGGGTCGGTCGCGAACAGGATCGCGCGTTCGCCATTCATCAGGCGGCGCACATCGGCCGCGCTGGTGCTGTCACCGCAGAGAAGGCGATGGTCGCCAAGGATCCACAGATCGCCGGTGCGCGATGCCGGGTTGCGGGGTGGTTCCGGGATGGTCACCGGTGGCACAGAGCCACCGGCGCCAACTTCTTGCCCGTCCCCCTCCGGCACGAAGGCCAAGAGCTTGTCCAACTCGCCATCGGAGAAACCGACAAGCGACAGGTCGAAATCCTCGGCCAAGAGTTCGTTCAGTTCCGCCGACAGCAGCGCCTCGTCCCAGGTGCCGAGTTCGGTCAGCTTGTTGTCCGCAATGCGATATGCCCGGCGCTGTGCCTCGGTCAGATGCCCGAGTACGATCACGGGCGCTTCGGTCAGCCCCAGTTGCGTGGCCGCCAGCACCCGGCCATGACCCGCGATCAACTCGCCATCCTCCGCTACCAGGCAGGGCACGGTCCAGCCGAACTCTGCCATGCTGGCGGCGATCTTCGCGACCTGGTCCGCGCCATGCGCCTTGGCATTGCGGGCATAGGGCTGGAGCTTCGCCAGCGGCCACATCTCGATCCGATCCGGGGCAAAGCTCAGTGTCATCGTGGGGTCATTCCTCGGATCAGGGTGGATACCGCTGGCTACCGGACTCCGGGGTCCAGACTGGACTCCACGCGGGGTCCAGTGGCCACCCGGCGTGTACAGCATCAAGGGTTTGATTTTGCGGAGTTTCAGGCGGGTTCAGGCAGCGGTGGCTTCCGGGTGGCTTCCCAAAAATCCTGCCCTGTCGCTAGCGATGTGCCGCGCTTCGCCCGCCAGCATACGAATATCGCCAGGAAGGAACCAGAAATCAGTGGGGTAGCAGGATGGACCCCGGTTGGACCTTGTCTGGACCCCGGAAACCAACCCGAAATCCAACTGCATCCGGCCAAAAGCAAAGGGGAGAGTGAACCCTTCGGCGCACTCTCCCCATCTTGCCTTCGGAATAGCACGAACATGTTGCAGATGTCGAAGGGAAAAGTGTTGCAACACATTGGAGTCGCTCACGCATTCAGTCGCGCCGCGATCTTGGTCAACGCCAGCTGCCAGCGTCGCCATGCGGTGGTGCGGTCGCATCCCATCTCGCCGCTGATCTGCTTCCAAGGCACACGGGCGGCGCGGGACCAGACCAGCTTGCGCTCGGCCTCCTCGATCCACAGCACCCAGTCCGATGTCTGCTCCAAACGGGTGATGGCTGCGGCCGATGGCCAGACCCGCATGGGCTCGGGCTCCATCGCGGCGATCTCGCGGCTGGTGCGGACGATCTGCGGCCAGGCGTTGAAGAACCCCTGCGCCTTGACCGGGGGCAGTTTGCGCAGAGTACGGAACGCCTCCTCGAAATGATCGGCCACGCACTCGGCCGTCCAGATGCGGTTAGCCATGCCGGACCTCCTTTCTCATCGGGCGTCGCCCGTAGAGCTTTTCGCCAAGTTGGAGGACCAGTTCGCGTTCCGGCCAGGTCAGCCGCAGATCGTCGGCCGACACCGCCAGCACGCCCTGTTCGTGCCAGCCCTCGCGCTTGACCTGCTCGGGGTCGCGGCGCTGGCCGCCGTAGCCGTGGGGATGCCACCTCATGCGACACCCCCATTCGTTGCGATGGCCCAGAGCAGAAGCGCGATAGCATCGGCCTCGTTGTCGTCGGCGGGGTTGAAGCCACGGGCCTTGGCGGCGGCCATCATTGCATCCTTGTCGGCGTTGCCCTTGCAGGTGGCGTGTCGCTTGATGGTCCCGACAGGCACGCCCTCGTAAGGTACGCCCCGCAGTTCGGCCCAAGCGGTCAGCGTGGCCATGAGCCCGCCGTAGATGTGGCTTGCGTCGGTGCCTGCATGGCGGCGAACCTCTTC